CGTCTCGATCTCGGCGGGAAACTCAGACCGGATCATGGCCTCGGTGCGCCGGATGATGTCTGCTTCGGACCAAACGTCATTGGCCATCAGGTCGATAAAGCTCACTGGACCGTCCCCCTCGTCGCCTGCACCTGCACCCACGCCGTTACCCCCGGCGCGACTGCAAAGCGGATCGTCTCGCGGAAGCCGTCGAACAGGCGGGTGTAGTCCTTGGTGCTGCCCTCCTGCTTGAGCGCGCCAGCGGACAGCACCGCCTTCGCCTCCAGCCCGACCGGCAGGATGAAGTCGAGGAAGCTGATCGACACACCCGTCGCCGTCGCCGTGCAGGCTGCCGACAGGTAGATCGTGGTGCCGGAAACGCCGACGATGGTCGTGTTCGCCGGAATGCCCGCGCCAGACACCCGCGCCCCGATGGCGCTGGTCGGATAGGACAGCCCAGCCACGCTCGTGATCGCGGTCGATCCGCTCGTGGTGTTGGCCGTGAAGCCGCCCACGAAGTCGTAGATCGCCACTTCCTTGTTCATCCGTGCGGCGGCCTCGGCGCGGCGAACCAGTTCCTCGCGCAGACCATAGGCGGGGATCGTCACATCGACGCCGGGGCTGGTCGTGCTGCGCGCCGCCAGTTCAATGCCTGCGCCTGCCGCGATCTTGGTGAAAGCCCCGGCAGGAACCGCCGTGGCGGATACGCGAACCAGCCCCGCCCAATAGCTCTCGTTGTTGGCCGATGCCGCGACCCACCGATCCGTTGCCTCGTCATAGGCCATGTCGACAATCGCGCCGCTGTCCGGCAGCACCGAGAGCGCACCGGCCCGGAACAACTGCTTCTCCTGCTCATACATGAACAGCGCCTGCTCCGGCGTGGGGACGGTAGCCCCCAGCTTGAGCAGCGCGATGGAGCCGGGGAACGGCGCGTCGAGCGCGTAACTGTTGCCGATGGTCAGAACCGCGCTGGCGTTGTTCAGCGTCAGCAGCGGGTTGCCCCGCGCGGTCGCCACCTCGCGCCCGTTGACCAGAATCGCGAGCGTGCCGTCCGTGGTGTAGTTGACGCGGACCTTGATCCATTGCGCTGCGTTATAGGCCGCGCTGGTCGTGACGGTGAGGGTGGTGGTGCCGTCGAAGGCTTCGGCGACGATGTTGCCGACGCGGTTCATGCCGAGGCGCAGGCGCGGGCCGCCGGAGAAGGCGCGGTCGAAGATGACCGCTGGGCCGACCGGGGCGTAGGTAACGTTATCGACCGTCACCCCGTCTGCCGACGCCTGAATGAATATTTGCGGGCCAGTAGCCTTGAGCAAGATGTCGACCGCTCCGGTAACGGGGGCGGAGTACGCTCCGCCTCCCGCATAGACGAGCACTGTTCCGCCGCTCACGTTCATGGTGATGCGATAGGTGACGCCTACCGTCAGAACGCCCTGTTGCAAGTTGCTTTGGGTCGTCCCGGCATGAGTGGCTACCCCGCCGCTAATCGTCCAGCCCGTTCCCTTGGTCCACATTGTGTCACTGTCGAACGTGCCGTTTACCGCAACGTTGGCCCCGATCACCGGGAAGCTGCCCGCAGGCAAAGTCGCGGGCACATTCACCCACGCCGATGCCGTCCACTCGCCCGTCCCGAAGTCCAGATCGGCGCTGTAGGGCTCTTGCAGGTAGTTCGCCGCCGACCAGCCCGAGTAGGCCATCAGTGAGGTGCCGGTGGCCAGTTCGGCTTTGGTCAGGGTGCCGGTGGTGGTTGCAGTTGCCGCCTTATAGCTGCGATCAGCCACGGTAGCGGGACCGACAACCGACCCCGCGCCAATATCTGAGAGGTAGGCCCGGCGAATGTCGCCGGTCATCCAACCAGTGTTGAAGGTGGAGCCGATCTGCGCGCCGAGCGTCTTCCCTGCCGCCTGATCATTGTCACGGATCAGGATCGCTTCGGTCCGGAGGTAGCTATTGGCAAGTGCGAGCTTACCCCCGGTGTGGCGGTTAAACCCTGTATAATAGATCGTAGGGACTGATCCCGCAAAGGCTAGCGGCCCCCCAATGTGGGCCACAAACGAAGTGTAAGGAGCCGTGCTCTTCCGATAGTTCCGGTTGTTAGAGCCGATCTGGAAAACCACCGCGCCCCGCGCATCGAAGGAGACGTTGAGGATGGTCCCGGAGGAAACCGGGTTCGCCACCACCCCGTCGTGGCGAATGACTGACAGGCCGCCGCCCGTCCCAACCGCAATCGTCGGCACCCGCAGGCCCGTGACCGGATCAACCGGAGCGTCCGGCAAGACGGTCATGGCGACGGCGTTGACGGTAGCGTTGACGATGAACACCTGCGGCTCACGAGAGACAAACGTCTGCGCCGAACGCCTCGTAAGAGCAAACGTGCGGTCGTTGCCAGGCTGCTGTAACCTGCCATCGTCCCCGGCTTGATCGAGCGTGACCAAGCCATTGCCGCAGCCCACCAACACACGACCCTGCGCTGCCGAAATAGCCGCTGCGTTCGCGAAACCGGCCATAGTCCACCGGCCCCACATCGGTCGGCCCGGCTCGGTCAGATCGTAGATCGTGACCGACGCAGCCTCCGCCACGATCCCCGCAAGGCGCGGGAAGTCGCGCTTGTTGCCACGGAAAACCTCGGTGGTCCCGCTGCCTGCGTTCAGCTTGTAGAACTTGCCATCCGTCGAAAGCTGGAAATAGTCGCCGGTCACAGCCCCGGAAACGGCACGGGCAGCGGCCTCACTGGCCCGCGCCCCCAGCCACTTGCCGTTGATCGCCTCGTTCCACCACGAGGTGTGCTGGCAGCGCTCGGTCCATGCGCCCCCGTCACTGTCCTTCGAGGTGTCGTAGATGCACAGCGCGGTGATCGCGTTCGGGCTGCGGTGCAGCGCCTGCGCGGCCACGCCAGACAAGTCCTGCTGCACTACCGAGGCCGCCGAGGCCGCATACCCAGCGGCAAGGCTGGCCTGCGCCTGCGCGGTCGCCACGGCGGCCTGCTGGGCGTCCACGCTGCCGTAGATGGCCAGAGCCGAAGCCGCAGAGCCAGACGCCTCACCGGCCTTCGTGTTCGCCGTCGCGGCGCTGGCAGCGGCGTTGACCTCGCTGATCGCAGCTTCGCCCGCCTTGCTGGTCGCGATCCCGGCCTGCGTGGTGGCGATGCCTGCCTGCGCAGTTGCCTCGTCGGCCTTGGCGGTGGCCGTCGCCGCGCCGCTGGTAGCGGTCGCCGCGCTCGCCGAGGCTTCCCCGGCCTTGGTCGTCGCCGTAGTCGCGCTGGCGGACGCCTCACCCGCCTTGGTCGTGGCAATCGCAGCCGATCCCGCGGCGTTGGTTTCGCTGATCGCAGCAGCGTTCTTGCTCGCCAGGGCAGCAGCAGCCGATCCCGCCGCAGCAGCCTCGCTCGCCGATGCCTCGCCCGCCTTCGTCGTCGCCAAAGCCGCCGCGCTGGAAGCAGTGGCAGCATCAGCCGCAACCCCGGCTTCGGAAGCCGCCGCAGCCACAGCGCTGGCCGCCGCTGCGCTCGCGCTGCCCGCCGCCGCAAGCGCGCTCGCCCCAGCCTGCGCCGCGAACTGCGCCGCCGCTTCAGTCGATGGGCCCATCGGCCCCGGAGGACCGATCAGCGCGACAATCGGGCTGGTGGAACCATCGGCCTGGGCGATCCAGGCGGTCTTAACGGGTGCAGGTGCCAAGGCCATCAGCCACTCACGCTTTCGGAAATGATAATCCAGGCGGGATCAGTGACTTCGACCGTGTCGCCATCGATCATGAAGCGCACGTCCGTCGCATAACGGCCCAGCGCCAGGTCCGAGGCATCAGCCGCCTGGATCCAGAACAGCCAATGGGCTGGGCTGCTGCCTGCTGCGGCGCGGTATTCCACCTCGAACGTCGCGGCCGGTTCCACGCTTTCGGCCGGGATGGTGAATCCGCTGGCCGGCTTAAGCAGCGCCAGCGCGGTTAGCCCCGCACCGTCGCCGGAAACTACCTGGCGCCCGATCACGATCGGCTCGCCGCGCTGAAATCGATATACCTGCCTGCTGCTCATGGCGCCGACATGGCCCGCCCGCCGCCGTGCGGTGAACCCCGCCCCGTTGTGAGCAGGGCCAATACAACGCGCGCGGGTTGAATAGCGGCGCCCGCTGGCCGGATTTGCGCCCATGCCAATCCCATCCGACAGCTTCACCGGGGTCGACCTTTCCCGCCTGCCCGCACCGCAGGTGATCGAGCCGCTCGATTTCGAGACGATCCTCACCCAGTCGCTGGCGCAGTTTCAGGTGTACTTCCCGGCCTTCGATGCCACGCTGGAAAGCGAACCGGTGATGAAGCTGATCCAGCTGTTCGCCTATCGTGAGCTGGTGCTGCGCCAGCGGCTGAACGATGCGGCACGCGCCGTGATGCCGGCATTTGCCACGGGCCCTGATCTCGATGCGCTGGCCGCCCTGTTCGGGGTGGAACGCTTCATCCTGACCCCCGCCGATCCGGAAGCCGGGATTGCCGAAGTTCTGGAATCGGACACCGACTTCCGCCGGCGGATGGTGCTGGCGCCCGAGGGCTTCTCGGTCGCCGGGCCGGTCGGCGCCTACATCTTCCACGCGCTCTCGGCCGATTCCGCCGTTCTCGATGCCAGCGCGGTAAGCCCAGATCCCGGCGAAGTGGTCGTGACCGTTCTGGGCCGGGATGGGGATGGGACGCCCGCACCAGAAGTGCTCGCCGCTGTCGAGGCGCGCCTCTCCGCCGATGATGTCCGCCCTCTCACCGACCTGGTCACTGTCCAGGCCGCGACGATTGTGCCCTTCATGGTCGAGGCGGAGCTTACCCTGCTGCCCGGGCCTGACAGCAGCGTGGTCCTTACCGCGGCCCAGGCGCGGCTCGATGCCCATCTCGCCTCGGTCCGCCGTTTGGGCAGAGACATCACCCGCGCCGCGATCATCGCCGCGCTCTGCCCCGAAGGCGTCCAGAACGTGGTTCTGACCAGCCCGGCAACTGACATTGTGCTGTCTTCTGCTGAAGCGGGTCACTGTACGGCAATCGACATCGTCAACGCCGGGTTGGGTGAATGACCTCGCTGCTTCCGCCATCCTCCACTCCGTTGGAATGGGCGGTCGAACAGCTGGCGCTGGCGCGGCTCGATGCCCTGCCAGAGCCGCTGCGAGCGCTCTGGTCGCCGCAGGACTGTCCAGAGGCGCTGCTGCCCTGGCTGGCATGGGCGCTGTCGATCGACCAGTGGTCTCCAGACTGGCCAATCGAGATCCGGCGCGCCCGCATCGCCGCCGCGATCGAGATCCAGCGGATCAAGGGCACGCGCGGCGCCGTGGAACGCGTGGTCGCCAGCTTTGGCGGTGGCGTTGCGATCCGCGAATGGTTCGAATTCGATACCCCTGAAGATCCGCACACTTTCCAGCTGGTCGTGGCGCTGGGCGGTGGTGGCGCTGCGCCGTCTGCGGCGCTGATCGATGCAGTGATCGCGGAAGTGACGCGGGCCAAACCCGCCCGTTCGCACTTCACCTTTGCCCTGGCGCTCAATGCCGCCGGCATCATCGGGACTTTCGCCGCGGCCCAACCGGTTGCCGCCACCCGCCTTAGCTTTGAAACGCAGCCGAGCAGCTGACCGAGGTAGATCAACATGCCCCTGACCCTGATCATCACCGATGCCGGCCGCGCCGCGCTGATCAACGCCACTGCCACGGGCACCGCCCCCGTCACCATTACCGAGATCGGCCTGTCGGCCACCGCCCACACCGCTGATCCGGCTGACACTGCCCTGCCCGGAGAGTTCAAGCGGATCGCCGGGGTCGGCGGCATGGCCATCCCGCCATCGACGATCCATGTCAGCGCCACCGATGCTTCCGCTGATGCCTACACCGTGCGGTCGTTTGCCCTGTACCTCTCCACCGGCACGCTATTCGCGATCTACGGCCAAGCAGCACCGATCGTCGAGAAGACGGCGGTTTCGATGGCTGCGCTGGCGCTGGATGTGGTGCTCGTCGATGTCGATATCGCGGCGCTCGACTTTGGCGATGTGTTCTTCTCGAACCCGCAAGCCACCTCCGAGCAGATGGGAGTTTCAGAGCTGGCCACCCTTGCTGAAGCGCGCGCCGGAGCCGACGGACAGCGCACTCTCACCCCGTACACCGGCAAGAATTCTGTTCTGCAGTGGCTGGCCGCAATCGCTGGTGCCGGTTCCGGCCTGGACGCCGATCTCCTCGATGGCCAGCACGGCGCCTGGTATGCTGATATCCCGGCGCGCCTGGGCTATACCCCACTCAACGCCGCGCAGTTCACCGGCGCGCAGATCCTTTCCCGCCTGCTTCTGGTTGACGGGGTCGGATCCGGCCTCGATGCCGACACCGTCGATGGTCTTCATGCATCATCCTTTCTCACCATCACCAACTTCTTCCAGACCGCGACCTACGGCTATCTGATCCTGTCCAACGGGCTGAAGCTGCAGTGGCGGCGCGGCTTCCTGGCTCCGGCAAATGTCACCTCGTTCGACATCACCTTCCCGATCGCCTTCTCGAACTATGCAACCTGCTTCCTCGATTGGCGCCAGTCCGGCGATGCGGTTCCGATGGTCGAGAACCTGCTGGACACCCCGACCAAGGTCTCGGTCGAGCTCAACACCCCCGTGCCGCTGTACTCGCTGTACTACCTCAATCTCTTCGCCATCGGCTTCTGAAAGGGGACACCCCATGCTCTATTCCGCCACCACCCGCGGCTTCTACGCCGATGGCGATCGCGCTGCTCCCGCCGATGCGGTCAAGGTCACCCCGGCGCGCCATGCCGCCCTGCTCGAAGCCGAAGCACAGGGCCATCTCATCGAGCCGGATGCCAAAGGCCGCCCCCAGATTCGCACCCGCGCCGCCAGCGTGGCGAAGCTGCGCGAGCTGCTGATTGCCGCGATCAAGGTCGAGGCCGGACGCCGCATCCGCGCCGCCTGCCCGATCGAGCGGCAGATCAACCTGCTGCGCGAAGGACGCGGTGGAGAGATCGCCGCCATGGTCGATCCGCTGCGCGCGCGCAGCAATGCGCTCGAAGCACAGGTGGCCGCCGCCGGCATGGCCTGGCTCGACGGGTTCGACCCCACCCAGGACGCGCACTGGCGGCTCTGACCGCTGCGCGCGTTGTAACTCGCGCGCTCACAACGCGGCCCGCTGGCTTTGCCAGCGCGGCCCGGCATTGGTTGGGTCCATGAGCACCGCGCAGGACGCCCCTACCGATCCCGACCAGCTGCTTCGCCTGGCAACGGTGAAGTCGGTGAACCTATCGGCTGCGCGCTGCACCCTGCTGCTCGACGATGGCGACGATGGCGAGGTGGAAACCGGTCCGCTGCCCTGGGTGGAAAGCCGCCTGGGAAAGACCCGCGTCTGGTCTCCGCCCAGCGTGGACGAGCAGGTGCTGCTGATCTGCCCCGGTGGAGAGATCGGCGCGGGGATCGTCCTGCGCGGCCTGCCCAGCGATGCCAATCCGCCCGCCGGCGACAGCCTGCGCGAAGTCATCCTGTTCGATGACGGGGCGGAGATCGCCTACGATCCCGAAGCGCATGAGCTGGAGGTGATCCTGCCCGCCGGCGCCACCGCCGCGCTGGTTGCCGATGGCGGGATCACGATCACCGGCGACATCACGCTCACCGGCAAGCTGACCGCCAGCGACGATGTGATCGCCGGCGGCAAGAGCCTGAAGGGCCACAAGCACTCCGGCGTCCAGGCCGGTACCGCGCAGACGGGAACGCCGGCATGATCGGCATGGACCGTGGATCCGGCGCCGTGCTCGATGGCGACGCGCACCTGGCGCAGTCGGTGGCCGATATCCTCACCACCCCGATCGGTAGCCGCGTGATGCGCCGCGAATACGGTTCGCTGCTGTTCGAGCTGGTCGACCGGCCGCTAACTGCCGCCACCCGCCTGCTCTGTGTCGTGGCCGTCGCCATGGCCCTTGCCCGCTGGGAACCGCGCATCGCGGTGACGCGGGTGGAAATCGAGGGCGATGCCGCCGCTGGCGGCGCCACCAGCATCATCGTCACCGGGCGGCGCACCGATCAGCCCGATCCGAACTCGCTAACCCGCCTCACCGTCCCGCTTCGCTGACCCACCACAGGAGCCTGCCATGTTCCACGGCATCAAGACCAACCTTCTCGCCACCGGCTCTCGCCCGATCGGCGCCTTCACCACGGCTGTAATCGGCCTGGTTGCCACCGCCACCGCCGCTGCCGGCGCGGAAACCACCGCGCTCAACGCCGCCTTCCCGCTCGATACCCCGGTGCTGGTCACCGATGTCCGAAAGGCGATCGGCGATGCCGGCACCGGCGGCACTCTCGGCCCTGCGCTGGAGGCGATCGCCGATCAGGGCAGCCCCTTCGTGGTGGTGGTGCGCGTGGCCGCCGATGCCGATCCGGAGGACCAGGAAGCGCTGGTGGTCGGTTCGGCCACCGATGGCGCCTACTCCGGCGTCAACGCCATGCTGCTGGCCGAAGCGGTCACCGGCCTGCGCCCGCGCATCCTGGTCGCCCCCGGCCTCGATACCCAGGCGGTCACCGCCGAGCTGGTCGCCGTGGCGAAGAAGCTGCGCGCCATGGTCTATGCCCGCGCGATCGGCTCGGCGATCTCCGACGCGGTCACCTATGCCGAGAACTTCGGGGACCGCGAGCTGATGCTGATCTGGCCGAACTTCACCGGCGGGTTTGCCGGCGATGCGGTGGCCCGCGCTGCCGGCCTGCGCGCCGCGATCGACGAGGCGCAGGGCTGGCACAAGACACTGTCCAACGTCCCCGTCCAGGGCGTCACCGGGATCGACACCCCGGTCTACTTCGACATCCAGGACGAGACCACCGACGCCAACCTGCTTAACAGCGCCAAGATCGTCACCCTGGTCCGCTCGAACGGCTTCCGCTTCTGGGGCAACCGCACCCTCGCCGCGGATGACGAACCGCTCTATGCCTTCGAAAGCGCAGTCCGCACCTCGCAGGTGCTGCAGGATGAAATCGCCGAGGGCCTGCGCTGGGCAATCGACCGCCCGCTGACCGCCGCGCTGATCAAGGACATCATCGAGACGATCAACGGCCGCTTCCGCAGCCTGACCGCGCAGGGCCGGCTGATCGGCGGCAAGGCCTGGTTCGATCCCGCGCTCAACAGCCAGACCGACCTCGCCGCCGGCAAGCTGACCGTGGACTACGAATTCACGCCGGCCGCCCCGCTCGAGGCGCTCACTCTCAACCAGCGGATCACCGATCGCTTCTACGCCGACTTCGCCACCCTGGTCGCGGGCTGATAGCCCACTTCCACCCCCGCTGATCCCGGCCCCAACCCTTCAGGAGACAGCCCATGGGCATCCCTCACAAGCTCAAGAACATGAACCTCTTCCTCGACGGCACCAGCCACCTGGGCGTCGTGTCGGAAACCATCCTGCCCAAGCTGACCGCCAAGATGGAAGAGTGGCGCGGGGGCGGGATGCTCGGCCCGGTGATGATCGACCAGGGGCTCGACAAGCTGGAAGCGGAATTCACGCTGGGCGGCCTGGCCGACAGCGCGATCCGGCAGTTCGGCGCGGTCCAGCACGATGCCGTGCTGCTGCGCTTCGCCGGCGCCTACCAGGAAGACGGCACCGGCCAGGTCCGCGCGCTCGAGGCGACCGTGCGCGGCCGCTATTCTGAAATCGACCTGGGCAACGGCAAGCCGGGCTCCGACACCGAACACAAGGGTAAGCTCGCCTGCTCCTACTACCGCCTCGATGTCGACGGCCAGAACTGGCTGGAGATCGATCTGCTGGCCGGCACGTTCATCGTCTTCGGACAGGACCGCTACGCAGAGATCCGCGCCGCCATCGGCGGCTGATCCCGGCCACCACCTTCCACCCGGCGGACCAGCGGGGGCCGCCGGGTGGGAGACCCCGCTTCCCCGCCTGAAGGAATTGACCGATGACCACCCCCGCAATCCAGACCGAACCCAAGGCCGAAGCCGCCCCT